CATATCTCAATTGATGGAAAGACTAAAGCGTCAACACTATTACAAACGCTATTACAGACCTATAACGTGGAAGTCGATTGCTACGTTGAGATTGACTCACAAGGTAACGTTCAATCGAAAATTTGTGAAATTGTCGATCAGTTGAATGCCGATAAGGTTTATAACGAAGCAATCTTCGGCAAAAATATTACTAGTATTAAACGGACAACCGTATCAACGCCCGTGACTAAGCTGATTCCTTATGGGCTTAACGGTAGCACGATTGCATCGGTCAATGATGGTAAGCCCTATATCGTTGATGATGAGGCTAATCAGAAATATAATCCTGATTGGCAAAGTGGACTGTATTACGAGGGTATTATTACTGCTAATACCATTGACCATGCGGCTGGTTTGAAGTCGTGGGCTGAACAGATGTTACAACTTTTCAATCATCCTAGGACGTATTATGAGGTTAATGTGACGCCAACTTTTAACCCACCACTAGGTGCTACCATTCGCTTTAAGGATGACCAAATCACGCCAGTCCTAGATGCCAGTGGTCGGGTAATCCAACGAACAGTTTCTTTTGCCAATCCATATGGTAATACCGTTGGCTTTGGTGAATACGTCACGGTGCCAGTTGCCACTCCGGCTTGGTTGCAAGGATATCAAAGTGCCATTAGTAGTGCCCTTGAAAAAGCAAGGGAGGACGCCAGCTCGGTTAAACCGGTTGCGTTAACCCCTGACGGCAATAACTTCACTGATACCACCCAGACTAAGCGGTTAATCTTACAAGTTTGGGAAGGCAACACTAATATTTCAGCCTATATTGATAACAAGGGTTTTATTTGGCATCGTTATAATATTGATGGCACCCTTGATACTAGTTTTAATCAAACTGGATATTTATTACAAGCAGCATATAATTCCGTTGGCACGCTACACGGAACTATTGAGACTAATTACATTCAAGATGAACCAGAGGTTAAGTTACAAACTAGTGCTATTAGTAACTTAGGTAGTTTCGCCGCAGACGATAGTATCCTAGGAATAACTGGCGCAGCACAATATATGTGTCCTTTGAGCAACGGTCAGTATATAACTAGCCGATCAAATGCAAATAACGATGTTATGTTTGTCTTACATGACGCTAATTTTAAGCCAATTAGTAAGATGGTTGTTTCACAAGGCGGGCATGGAGCTAGTTTTTCAATCGAAGAAGTAAATGGAACGGTTTATATTTGGTACGCAGTTAAGTCTAGTTCAAGCGCTGACCAATTTGCAATTAGCCGGATACCATACCTTACTAACGTGACTCTAAGCAATGATGATACTCGTATTACCCGATTTTGCACTGTAAATCGTTATATAAGAATGAATGTCGATTTCAAAAATGGATATGTACTATGTAGTTACTTACATGGTGAACAGAATGTACTACGACTCGATGATGTTAAACAAGGTAATTTCAACGTATTATATAGTTTTGACGCTACCAACTATGGTTTTAACCCGAACCAACAAACTTACCAATCACAAGGCATTGATTTTCCATATGTGTACTTCCAATCGGGTGATTATAACATGAAAGATCCTCGTATGGTGTACGCAGTTAATGTTATTCATGGTGGGCAAGAATTCGCCTCTAACTACTTGCTGGATATGGATTTAGGGTTAACCGATGACGTTGCCGAACCTGAAACGTGTAACATTATCTATAACCAGAATAACCAGCCGGAGCTATTAGTTACCTTTAATTGTGGTTCTTTAGAACGCGCCTTTGTAATACCAATTAAAGAACGTTTGCCAATGATTGAGGAGGGAGGTGAATAAAATGGCAGAATCTAATCCAACTCAGGTCATTCTAACAGATGATGGCCTCAAAATTATCAAAGCGCAAAATACCGCTAATGAAGCAGTGGGTAACGTAAATGATATTAATAGTGATAACAAGCTTACTCCTAGCGAAAAATTAAAATTAAAACAAGAATATGATAAAGATGTTGAGCTTTATAACATTGATATCGAACAATTAAAATCCGTTGATTTGCCTACAACAGAATTAGAAACTGCTATGAGTAATTTGACGGATTTTGTAACTCCATTGTTCAAAGAAATGAATAGAACTTCAACTGTAGACAGAGACGCTTTAGATAGTGTGTTTACAGCTTTTGCTACAGCAGATAAAAATGCCTCTCAAGCCTTTGTTAATATGGTTCAACAAGTAGCAGATGGTGCAAAAAAAGCTGGAGATGATGCAAAAGAAGCTGGTGCGAAAGCACAGAAAGCTGGGGAAGAAGCTAAAGCATCAGCTGATCAAGCAAAAGCAGATGCTACTCAAGCTAAAACAGACGCAGCCACTGCTCAACAAAAAGCCCAGTCTAGTATTGATCAATTGAATGAACATTTGCCAGATATCAATGAAGCGTTAAGTACGGCAAACTTAGTTAAACAAAGTGTTACTAAGTTAAGTGATACTACAGAACAATATCATAATGAGTACACTACGGGAATTCAGAATGTAGTTAAAACGATTGATGATATTTCTATAGGTGGAAGAAACCTTATTAAAGATAGTAGTAGTAATGTGGTCATTGACGATACAGTTAATAAACAAGGATGGGCACACAAGGCGATTTATTCAGAGCTAGAAGTTGGCCAAGAGTATACCTTTACTTCATCTGTTACGGTCAATACAGGTAAGGCAGAAAATATTTGTGTAAACTTATACAATCCCACCACTAAAGAAACAACTTTGGCTAGTAACCGACCTATAGTTAATGGAAAAATAGAATATACTTTCACAGCCGTTAAAGATTTCCCTCAGTTATTAATTTATGCGGGTACAATGGGCGGCACTAAAGGTAACAAAGTTACTTTTAATTATTATCAACTTGAAAAAGGAAATAAGGCTACTGATTGGTCACCAGCACCAGAAGATTTAGCAACTAGCACTGAAGTTGATCAGATTAATAATGCAATTAAATTAAAAGCCAACTCTAGTGATGTAACCTCACAGATTAACGTAGCCATTCAAGGCGTTCAAACTGACGTAATAAATAAAGTTAGCAATTTAACTACTCAAATTAATCAAACTTCGGACGTAGTTCAGATTTTGAATACTACTAGCGGTTTAAGAAATTTAGTATACAACTCAAGTTATGCCAATAATGCCGAAGGCTGGAATATGTTTAACAAAACTGGATATCTTTCAACGCTGGCGGTTTCGTCTTATAACGGTTCACCCGGCTTTGGTGTTAATGTTTCTGGGAAAGGCGCTTCAACTTGGACACAATTTGGTCAATCCAAATTTTATACTTTACCTCAACCCGATGCGGTCGCTGCTGATAACACTTATTCCGGTAGTGCCATGATTAAAATAGTGGCTGATTCAGATAGTACAGCAAAGTTATCAGCCACTATTGCCTATTTCGATAAAAGTGGAGCACGTATTTCTGGTTCGAAAGACATGTATGTGACTTACGATAAAAAAAATACTTGGACATTAGTTAAATTTGAAAATCTTCCTGTTCCAAGCGGTGCTCAATCAATTGCAATGATGTTCTGGGCTTATGGTCCAAAAGTTCATGGTATGATTGCTCAACCGATGATTGTGTTTGGGCCTAAGGTTGGGCCCTATAATTCAGACACTGCGGGTCAATCGGATATTACCGCTTCAATTAATAATATTCATATGGGTATTAAAGGAGCAGATGGATCGACATCTACCTTTAATATGAATAACAACACAATTTTGTTAGACGCCAATAAAATTATTATTAGTGGTAATACAAGCATTCAAGATGGAACTATTGGTACAGCTAAGATTGCCAATGCAGCTATCAATACAGCACAAATTGCCGATGGTGCGATTAATAATGCTAAGATTGCGAACGCAAGTATTGATGACGCTAAAATTAATAGTCTTAATGGTAACAAGATTATTGCTGGCAGTATTACGGCTGACAAGATCAATGTTGACGACTTAATTGCTAACGGTATTAATACTAAAACATTAACGTCGGTTAACTTGAACACTAGTACGTTGACAACTCCTCAACTTAATCTTGGATTAAACGGAACATTTACCGAAGACTTTGATTATACACAAGATGCATCGCTGTTCTTGCCAAAAAAGAATAAAGGAACGTTGACTTTTAACCATGGTGTTTTGCAATCCGCAGGTAATATGCAAACCTACGTTGGTGGTCAATGG